GTGGACGCGGAGCAGTCGCCCGTGTTGGTGGACGCGGAGTAGTTGCCCGTGTTGGTGGACGCGGAGTAGTTGCCCGTGTTGGTGGACGCGGAGTAGTTGCCCGTGTTGGCCTCTTTATTTTCATCCTTGATGTTTTCCATCACAAAATCAACGGCAGCTTTTACAAGCCCAGCAATGCCGATTTCTGCTTTCACAGCAATCTTTTTTCCGCAGCGCTTGCTATCTTCGTTGCTTTTTTTATGGCTCACATCGTCCAAATCCACCTCACAGTAGCGGCTCATGTAGCCGGGGGCGTAGTATCCAAATACATCCAGCGGGTACTCGCAGGCGTGGAAGCCTTTCTCGCACAGTTCGGCAGTGGGTTCCTCGTAGGTCTTGCCGATTTCGTACTGGAAATCACGGCATTTCAGGTCTTTGTCAAAGCCTTTATACATTTTCATGAATGTTTTCCTCCTGCTTGAGAATCAGCCCGCACAGGGCGTTGAGCGCCAGCGTAGAGCCGACGATGGTGGGGACGTTGAGAGAACCGAGCGCAGCCAGCAGCAGCACCAAATCTGCGGTGATTGCCAGCTTGACGGCGGCGCGTTTCAGTGATACAATACAGTTAGAGCTTTTTGCGATGCTCTGTTTTTTTGCCGTTCCGGTGGTGGTGCACCGGGGCGGCGTTTTTGTTTCGGTCATCATTCTTTGATTTCCTCCCATTCAAAGCGGCCCTTGCCGCTGTTTCTCCACTGCCCAAGGCCGCGCTTTGCGCCGTAGTCGAGGCATTCACGAACCATATCCTCAAGCTTAGGGTCGAGACATTCGATTTCAAATTCTGCTGTTGCACCTGCGGGAACGCTCTCCGACTTTGCGATGCTGACACGTTCGCCCATCGGAGTTTGCGCCCGCAGGGGGCGCTCGCAGAAATCAACCTTCATGCCGTGCAAATCATAGGGAATCTCGCGCGGGGTAACGAAAATAAGGCCATCAATTGCCTGTTTGTACGCCTTGATAGCTGCGCAAGCCTTGCCGCCTGCATAGCCAGCCTTGCCAGCTTTTGCAAGCATTTTGCAGCTGTCCTTGAACATGCCCTTTACCTGATAGTCGTACAGGAACGGCGTTCCGTCAGCGTTTTTGGGAAATACCGTAATGCGGTCTTCGGCGTTCTGAGCCTTGATATTGTCCACTTCTTCTGTGGTGAGATCGCTGGTGGGTGCCTTACTGGCAATGTAGGTTGCGAGAAGTTCTTCATTGCTGGGGCTGCTGCCCAAAACTTCTTCCAATAGGGTGATTTTTACTTTCATGGTGGTTGTCTCCTTTTTAAATAAAATCGGTTGCTTTTCTGCGCCTATGCCAATCTATGCAATGCCTATGCGATGCGGTGCTGCTCCATGCCGTTGCGGTGCCATTCGTCGCGTGGCCTCGCCATTCCATTGCCAATCCGAGCAAGCAGCACAAGGCCTTTCCACTGCTAATCAAATCGGTGCCTCCGCAAAACCTTTCTGGGCTATGCCGTCGCGCTGCCATTCTTTGCCAAGCCTTAGCTTAGCCATGCTACGCCAGGCTTAGCCTTCTCGTCGAATTGCAGCACCCTGCCTCTGCCTTGAGACGCTGTACTGAGCTATGCCTTTGCCATGCAATTCAATGCCTTTGCTGTGCTATGCACTTCCATAGCGACACATAGCTAATCCATGCCGACGCCGAGCAGCTCGCTACCGTTGCGACACGGAGCATTACCTTTGCGGGTCAATGCATACTATACTTTTCCTCTGCATATTGTAGCCAATCTAAGCAGTGCCTTTGCCAATCAGCACAAGGCTTTTCCGTCGCCTATCTGTGCAGCGCTATACCCTCTCAATGAGAACTTCCCGAAGCTGGGCGAGTAGGTTGTCTACTCGTTCTTCACGCGTTGGCTCTTTGGGCGTGGGCCTTACGATGCCGGATGGGAAAAATCGGGCAAAGTCGTCGTATGTAATGTCCAGTGCTTGGCATACTCTGCCGACCTCGCGCCACTCCCAAGGGCTGCGCCCGTTGATGCGCTGCGAAATAACCGCTGGCGGGATATGGCACTCTTCGGAAAGTCGCTTCTTGTTGTAGCCCTTGCTTTTGATAAAAGCGGTAAAAGCAAGGTTTGCCATGGTGGTCACTCCTTTCTTTCTGCGATCAGTTCACTTACAGCCGCCTCCATCTTTCTAGTTATCGGCTAGCAAGTAATCAATCGGCACGCCGAAATAGTCGGCCACTTTCTTTAGCGTCGTGATGCTGGGGCCGTAAGGCGATTTCTCCCACTTGCCAAGTGCGCCGTTTGAGATTCCGGCGCGTTCCTCAAGGATTGTGCGAGAAATATTGTTTTTTCGGCACAGCGCATCAATTTTCGAAATATTCACCTAGCAAAAGCTCCTTTCTAGTTGACTATTGCTAGAAAATATGCTACTATGAACTTGCGAGATTTATAACAGCATATTTTTAGCTAGTCCGCTGGATTTTAGGGGGCTTGGTTCTTTGTTGCCCTCTATGCTGTCTATTATACTAGCTTATCGCCTAGTCGTCAATAGACTATCGCCTAAAAATATGCACAAATAGTCTAGGTGATTTTTGTGGATAATGTTAAAACTGTAGAAACCATTCGTGCCATGTGCAAAAAGAAAAAGACTAGCTTGACTAGGCTAGAGGAAAAGCTCGGTTTTTCAAATGGGTATATCGGCAAAATGGCAAAGAGGCCAAGTTCCCCGCCTTATGACAAACTGGTCGCAATAGCTAACGAGTTAGGAGTCACCGTTGCCGACCTGACCGGGGAAAAAGAAAACCCCACCAGCGTGTATACTGGCGGGGAGGTTGATACTGCTAAAATGTTGACATACCTCGACAATCTATCTACAAAAAAGCCCACCGCACAAGGCGATGGGCTAATATCTGATTTGCCGCAAGATGTACAAAAGCTCATTTTTCTTTGCCAAGAGAGCCCTCAGCTTGCAAGCGCTTTATTAAATCTTGCGCAGCAGTTACAAAATCGGTCATCTGGTCAGGCGTAAAGGTTGAAACAATTTCAATAAGTTTTTCTGTGTCCGTCATTGCTGATTCCTCCAAAAAAAATGTAAAGGTGGTTCTATTATGTCTAAAAAGCAAATCGTACGATGGGTAATTGCTGTTTTGTGCATTTTGTTTGTTCCTGTATGTGGCAGCCCAATTTCCGTTGTTTTACTTCTTGGCGCGGCAATCACCGTTGCGCCTGTCGAAGCAATTCAGCAGCACTTAAAAAAGCCATTAAACATTATTATCCCTGTAGTTTTCTTTGTAGCCGCTGTAATGGCCGCACCCAATACAACAAGCCAAAAAACTGAAGAGCCTGCGCCCACAGCAGCGCCAGAAGCAACCGCTACCCCAGAGCCTACGCCGGAAATCACCGCAACGCCAGAGCCTACCGAAGAGCCATTACAGGAAAGCAGCGATAGCACCGATAACAGCGACATGAAGTTTTTTGCCGCAATTGTTGAGTATGCTGCTTCCCAGTCTTACGCAGAGGATAAATACAAAGTTGAATATGATGATAGCGGCATAACCCTTTCTGTGTGGGGTGACAACCTTGCAATGGGGGCAGCGCTTGCGTCTTCTGGTGATGAAAACGCAAAGCAAGAATGGGAATCCAATGTTGTTGACCCCTTTGTTGAATTAAACAAACAGCTTGTAGAACAGGCAAAACAAAATGGGTTAGACGATGCCGTTATTATGACCAATGTTCTTAATGATGCAAATTTGGACAACACATTACTTAGTGTTCTTAACGGAGCCGTTATTTATGACTGTGTAAGCGATTCGTAAACCATTGATTGTATTTTACACAACTTACAGTTGTATTTCAACAATTTCACAAAAATACTCATTTGTCAAGTCTTTATAATCCGCTTTTTCGGTCTTCTGCGCCCGTGTCTTGGTGGGACATCCAAATCAGGCAGTTTCTTCATGGTCTGCTTCCCTCCTCGCACGGTCTTGCAGCACAGCACGGTACAGGGCTTCAATGGTTGCCGCATTATGGTTTTGGTAATTCTTTAAACGTTCCACGTTATTCATTGTTGATTCCTCCTGCGTTTTCTGACTACAGTAAGAATCTTAACATGTTTTTTATACCATAGCTTCCATTTATTCCCATAGCATTTTTTGAAGAAATATTTCTTTATATTTTCTTGATTGCTACGGTAGGAAAATTTTACCGCATTTGAAGTGCAAAACATGTAAAAAATTGAGGGTGATAAAATGGAAAGTAGAGCTGATTTCCGAGAACGTGAAGGACTTATTCTTTCGCAGTGCCGGTTGGAATCCGGGCTTTCGCAAGAATATGTAGCCAGGCAGATGGATGTGAACATCCGCACGGTGCGCAACTGGGAAGAAGGGCTTTCCCCTATCCGAAGCGATGACCTGTTGATGTGGTTCACCGTCTGCAAACAATCCCCATGGCGCTGGCTTCAGCGAATCTGGATGCCGTCTGCATTCAGCGATACCGATACTCCAAACTGGACGGACGAGCAGGTAGACAAGGCACTTTCTGATTATATCGCTCAGATGCCGAGCCTGTACAAGCGCCGCCTGCTGTATATCCTTTGTGGGGCGCACGGGAGCGATTGGGCGGGCCAAATAGATTTGCTGTGTGCTAACGCGCATACGTCCATGCAAAGCCGTGTACGCGTCTGTCAGGCCGTAATACAGAACTACCGGATAGATACCGTAACTGGGGATGACCCATGCCCGGAAAGCATCAAGCCGGACTTTGACCGCCTACAAATATGCCTGCAAGCCGGAGAAGCTGCCGTTCTGGCAGGCAACGGCGAATATAACGCAAGAGAAAAATAAAAAATCCCCTGCCGGTGGTGCCACACCAGCAAGGGATAAAGGGCCGTTCTGGCAGGCAACGGCGAATATAACGCAAGAGAAAAATAAAAAATCCCCTGCCGGTGGTGCCACACCAGCAAGGGATAAAGGGCCGT